AGATCTTAATGCTATTAACAAATATTCAACAGATTCTAAAGTTGTATTCAACACAGAAGCTTCGGAAGCTCTTACTAATGAAAGAAAGAATCGCTTCCTAGAAGACGTAAATACAAACCTTGACGAATCATAATATTTGTAAAATTTTCAACATATTTATTATCAAAATAATTTAAAATTATGGAAGTTACAAAATTACAAGACGAAGAAATTCACGAACTAAAATCATTACAAGAAGAACAAAATTCTTTAATAGATGCTTTTGGTTCTATTGAATATCAAATCCAAAATCTTGAGTTACAAAAAGAAAAATTAGTAGAACAATTGGAAACAATAAAAACTAAAGAAACTCAAGTCGCACAAAAATTAAACCAAAAATACGGAGACGGGGTCATCAATATTGAACATGGAACTTTCTCTAAACAATAATAACTTTTAACCTTTTTGATATTTATCAACAAAACATTAATTAGAACAACATGGCAGAACAAATAATCTCACCAGGAGTATTTACGAACGAAAGTGTTCCTGTAACAACTGAAGCCCCCGTAGTTCCCGTAGGCGCCGCTATTATAGGTCCTTCGGTTTTAGGTCCTGTGGGGATTCCAACTATATGTACTACTTATAGTGATTATCTACAAAAGTTTGGTGGCACTTTCGTAAGTGGAGGCCAAGCTAGAAACTATCTTACTAACATCTCAGCTTATAACTACTTCCAACAAGGTGGTCAACGCCTCCTAATGACAAGAGTAGTTAGTGGGTCTGGATTTAGCGCAGCTACTTCCTCTCTCATTGAAACTGGTAGCTCAACATCTGGCAACCTTCCATCAGGTTTAGGAGGCGACGTATTCGTTCTTCAAACTATTTCTGAAGGTGACATCATGAATACTGGTGACACTGAAGAGGCGGGTAATGTACTCCCAGAGGGCTCAAAAGACAATGTAAGATGGGAAATTTCTCAAGCTGACACTGCTTCTGGTACATTTACTTTAACCATTAGAAGAGGTGACGATAGACACACAGACAAAACTGTATTAGAAACCTTTAGACAAGTAGACCTTGATCCACGTTCACCAAACTTTATTTCTAAAAGAGTTGGTAGCCAAATCAAATCTGTTGCTGGAGACGCATCCGCAGGCTACTATATTTCTATCACAGGTCAATATCCTAATGTAAGTAAGTATGTAGTAGTTAAGCAAGTTAACCTAACTACTCCCGATTTCCTTGACGACGATGGAAACATCAGAGTAACAGGGTCTGAGTTTAAAATCCCAGGCAACCAAAGTGGCTCATTTGGGGCTGCGGGAGGTAGCCTTTTCTATGGACAAGCTGGTGGTACTAAATTCAACGAAAATATCGTAGAAGCTAATAGCCAAGGTTTACAAGGTGATGATTATGAATCATCAATTGATTTGCTAAAAAATAAGGATGAATTCCCTTATAATGTATTATCAGTTCCTGGTTTAGTGTACGAGTTTAATCTTGATTCAGATGCCTCACACAAAACTCAATTAGATTCTATCATTACTAATTTAACATCTAGAGGTGATGCTATTTTACCACTTGATTTAGTTAAGTATAATAATAGCACTAATGGTGTTGTTGCTCAAGCAAACAAATTAAATACTTCATATGCTGCTTCATACTGGCCTTGGGTTAAGGTACGTGATGAAGCCTTAAGTAAAAATGTTTGGGTACCTGCTTCAACAATTATTCCTTCAGTATATGTCTTTAATGATAATAATGCTGAAGCTTGGTTTGCCCCAGCAGGTTTTACTAGAGGATCTATGCCAAGAGTTGTAGCTCCCGAAAGAACATTACCTAGAGCTACTAGAGATACTTTATACTCTAATAAAGTAAACCCAATTGCTACCTTCCCTAACACAGGTGTAGTAGTATACGGTCAAAAGACACTTCAAACTAAAGCTTCTGCTACTGACAGAGTTAATGTTAGAAGATTGTTAATTGCTTTAAAACAGTTTATTACTAATGTTTCTAATAACTTAGTATTCGAACCTAACTCATTAGCAACTAGAAATAGCTTCTTAGCAGTTGTTAATCCTTACCTCGAAACAGTACAACAAAAACAAGGATTGTACGCCTTTAAGGTAGTAATGGATTCTACAAACAACGGCCCAGATGTTATTGACAGAAATGAATTAAGAGGTGCTATTTACCTCCAACCAGTTAAGACTGCTGAATTTATCGTTCTCGATTTCAACGTCTTACCTACAGGAGCTGAATTCCCAACCGCTTAATAAATTAAATATATTAGATAAAAATTAAACATTTGAAATTAGAATAACATGGCAGAACAAATAATATCACCAGGAGTATTTACTAATGAGAATGTGCCTACAATATTGGAAGCAGCAGCCGCCCCTATCGGGGCAGCTGTTGTTGGTCCAACTCCATTAGGAAGAGTAGGCATTCCTACATTAGTTACTACCTTTAGTGATTTTCAAACAAAATTCGGAACCACTTTCTTAAGTGGTACAGAGGATTATTCATTTTTAACCTCAATCTCAGCCCAAAACTATTTCCAACAAGGAGGTACTAATTTATTAGTTACTCGTGTTGCGAAAGGTGGAGCAGGAGCCTTTAGTGAGGCTACTTCTTCATACGTTGGTTGTAGTGGTAGTGTGGCAAATGATGATGTAGATAACGAAGGCGGAAGTAACGGCGCAACAGAGGGTGTATTCGTATTGAAAACCCTCTCTCAGGGTGACGTAATGAACAGCACAGGATCTATAGGATTCGCAGGTCCAACAATTGCTTCTTCATTAGAAAGCGGATCTAAAGATAACTTAAGATGGGAAATTACCCAAAGAGATGAAGCTGCGGGTACATTTACTCTCCTTATTAGACAAGGTAATGACAAAGCTTCTGATAAAAAAGTACTTGAAACCTACAGAAGTGTAACTTTGGATCCTTACTCTGATAATTACATATCTAAGTTAATAGGTGATACCTATTCTGAAATAGCTACTGATCCTGATGATAACTCTTCCTTCGTCAAAATCAATGGTGAATACCCACAAAGAAGTAATTATGTGTACGTTGCTGCTGTAAACGCTCCAACTCCAAATTACTTAAACGCTCAAGGTAACGTAAGTAATGCTGACTTTACAGCTTCAATTCCTGACGTACAAAATGGTGCTTTTGCTAGTGCTAAAGGTAGCAACATTGATAATATAGCTTGTAATATGTACGAAGATATCGCTTCTCAAACCCAAGGATTAGCTGCGGGTGATTATGAAGATGCTATTGATATCTTAAAAAACAAGGATGAATATAAGTACAACGTAATAACCACACCAGGATTACTTTACGAAGAAAGTACTCATAAAACTCGTCTTGATGAATTAATTGCTGACTTACAAGTTAGAACAGATGCTATAGCACCAATTGATTTAGTAGGATATGGAACACCTGTTGCTTCAGTCCCAGCACAATCAAATGCTCTTAACACTTCATACGCAGCTGCTTACTGGCCTTGGGTATTAGTTAATGACTTACAAACAGGTAAAGCAGTTTGGTGTCCAGCATCAACTATTATTCCTTCAGTATATATCTTTAACGATAACTCAACAGCCGCTTGGTTCGCTCCAGCAGGTTTAACAAGAGGTACTATGCCTAATGTTATACTCCCAGAAAGAACATTGCCAAGATCTGACAGAGATACTTTGTATGAAGCTAAAATTAACCCAATTGTTAAGTTCCCACAAACGGGTGTAGCAGTATACGGTCAGAAAACATTACAATCAGTTGCTTCAGCTACTGACAGAGTTAATGTTAGAAGATTGTTGATTACTTTGAAAAACTTTATTAGTAACGTTGCTCAAGGGTTAGTATTCGAACCTAACTCGTTAGCCACCAGAAACGCGTTCCTTGCGGTAGTAATCCCTTATATGGAATTAGTACAACAAAGACAAGGTGTTTATGCCTTTAAGGTAGTAATGGATGATACTAATAATGGTCCTGAAGTAATTGATAGGAATGAATTAAGAGGTGCTATTTACCTCCAACCAGTAAAAACAGCGGAATTCGTAGTCTTAGACTTTAACGTCTTACCAACTGGAGCTGAATTCCCATCATAATAAATTATAACATTTAATTAAAAATTAAGAACAAAAATAAAATTTAGAAAACATGGCAGTATTAGATACAAACGAGTTGTTTTTTACAGCATTTGAACCCAAACAACAGAATCGGTTCCTCATGTCTGTAGATGGCATCGAATCATATATCGTAAAAGGTGTTGGCGCTATTACATTAACACAAGGTGAAGTAACTCTTAACCACATTAACGTTTACAGAAAAGTTAAGGGTAAAACTACTTGGGGTAACGTAGCATTAACTTTACACGATCCAATTTCTCCTTCCGGAACTCAACAAGTAATGGAATGGGTAAGATTACACCACGAATCAGTAACAGGTAGAGATGGTTACTCTGACTACTATAAGAAAGACGTAACATTAAGCATCTTAGGACCTGTAGGTGATGTAGTTTCAGAATGGATCTTAAAGGGTTGCTTCATTGTAGATGCCAACTTTGGTGATTACAACTGGGACAACGCTGACACAGCTCAGTCACTCACAATGACCCTTTCACCAGATTACTGCGTATTAAACTACTAATACCTAGTAAAAATCTATCAAGGAAAGCGCAC